CAACGAAATCAATCATTTTAGCTTCTTTTGTCATTTTTTCGTTCAACATGTCGCTGCCTTTTAAATATTTTAACTTTTCAATGGGAATTTGTTTTCTCCTTTGTGTTTGATATGAATCATCAATGGCCCTCGATCCAAAAAATATTCTTTTATGATCGAAGTTAGATTGCAATAATTCATTAGCCTGCCTTATCCAGTTGCTTGTAGGCTTCCTCAGGTAACAGATTTTCTTTTCAGTTTTATTGTACTCGTTTCGCGCTTTTTGTAAATCAGAGTTATATGCTTCTGGCTTTTCGAAGTCAACTTCAATCGTTTTTAGTTTTAGATTATCTTTTTTAAATATTTCGCTTTCGTTACAGGCGCTTAAAAATTGAACTCCTCCAGCGTAGTCACCAATAACCATAACAACATTAAATGCTTGCAATATGTATGAAAAATATTTAATGTGCTCTTTCATGTTGGCTCCAGCAAGCGCATAACTATGAACTACCACACCTATTTGCTTTTCTTTATTAAGCTTTAAAACCTGGATGGCAAAATCATCAGAGCTTTCGCTTTCTGCCCAACTAGGATCAAAAGAAACTAAATATTCCGCTCCAGCTTCACCAGCGACTTCAATGGATGGACTCTCCCCATCTGGGATCGAGCATTCTGCCATTTTTGATATCTTAAAGTACCCACTGCTGTCGTCAGTAAAAACAGCACCAAACTCTCGGTCAAACTGACTTTGACTCATGGAGGATTTAGCTTGATTTAATAAATTCTGATCATAGAGTTGCTTGGGAGCACAATCATACGAAAACTGCATAATCGCACGGCGAGCAGTGTCACCAACAGGTTGATTATGTATTAAATTTTCAAATTGAGTATACGCTTTATACATATATTCAAATTTATACGACGCAGACGACAAGGCTATTAATTTATTATTAGGCCAAACATACCTTTCTTCCTCGGTCATTTTACCTTGTTCAATCATTTGTGTTTCAAGGTTGTATAAGTCTTCTCGCTGTGTTGGATTCTCGACCACCGACAAGAAAGGAACTATAACCTCGTTATAAATTCTTTCTGGCATGAGAGCGAACTCATCAATAATAATTCTATGAAAACGAAAACCACGAAGCTTTTCGCCATCACCTAAGGGTAGCGCTCGAATTCTTGACCTGCCTATTTCCATTAACCACTCGTCGTTGCTTTTACTTTTTTTTGTGATACATTGAGCGAATAAAGCGGCCTCAGGTTTTGCGGCAATATCCTCAATCTTCTTGAAAATCATTTTCGCTTGTCGGAAAGATTTAGATAATATACCAATCTCAACTCCCTGGTTTAAAACCGCGTCTAGCATCGCATAAATACCAGTCGTAAACGACTTAGACATTCCCCGAGACCATACTCCCATGAAATAATCTGTTTGAAACATCGCCTTGACAGCCATGTGTTGAAACGGGAAGAGTTTAATTCCCATCAATAAGTCTGCTGAGAAAGTTATGTTCTCTCGAAGAAATTTGTAAAAAAGAATCTTAGCCTCTTTTTCTTCAAGAAAGCCAATATCACCAGCTAAGAGCTGCTTGTTTATGTCGCGAGTCTTGTTTGCGCGTTCCTTTTGATTTCCTTTTTCCCAGGCCATAATTCCTTGCGTCTATATAATACTGTAAATCACAGTACCATATTTTTCTACCAAAATATAAAATTCTTTGTATCAGGTCTATTGAAGATGTTCTGTTCCCAGAGAATATAAATTGACACGTTTCTGGAAACTCGTGGCACAAAGCCTTCATGTTGTGAAAAATGAATTTTAAATTTGCTGGATGCGGAGAAAAGTGGTTTTGTTTTTTTATTTTTCTTATGTCGCTATCCACGACAATAAACATGTAGCTATCCATCGCCTTAGCTCTGGAAACTTCGCGCCGAAACCTTGAAAAGTTTTGCGACATCGTGGACTTAAAGTCGCTTTCGCTTTTTCTTTCTACGAAGGTATAATCATACCTACTTCCGCTCGCAGTATAATCTGCAAAGTCTAAGGCGAATTTTTTTATGTTCTTAAATGGCAGCGGATGGTTTTCTCGAGTGTCAACAACTATTTGTAAATCATTAAAATCTTGAACATCAAAGAAGTCTTCGGGTAGCTTTCTGTAAAGCATTGGCGTCACTCCCGCTTGACCGCATGCATGGGAATAGCTTGTAAAAAACTTTTTATAAATATCCACCGTTGGCATTTCATTCAACAACAACTCCAAATGAGTGGGGCCAAATTTTAATTCTTTTTCTTTTATTCTTTGTTTTAATTTATTTAGGGAATATTCTTTTACTTTTTCTGGGGCATTCGCGTGACACCATTTTAGCAACTGACTATATGTAGAAAAATCTTTTTCAAAATAATCTTTTTTATTTTTAAAAGGCAGCAACTCTCCAGTTAATAAATTCTTCCGCGGGAAATTTTTCGTATAATAATCTGCCAAGGTCATATCGTGAATTTTTAGATGACGGTGGATGGCCGCTTCAGTACCAAACTCTTTATTACATTCTTTGCAGTTAAATGACATCTTCTTTTGCTACTCCTAAAACCCTAGACTTCCACTCGGACATGGATTCTAATTCATTTGCTTCTTCACTTATGATTTGTTTTTGCATTTCAGCCATTTGAATCATAATCTTTCTTTCCTCTTCCTCTTGAAACAGTTGAACTATGTTTAAAACGCTTGCGTTTTGCGACTGCCTCGAGGCGACTCTTTTTGCGCGGTCACCATTTAATTTGGTAATTAATTTGTCCATGCGCCCTGCGCATTGATTGTATTCTTCGCTTTTTGTTTTCAATATCTCCGTGAGCCTAATAGTGAATTCTTGTTGGTCTTGTGCGTCATCAAACATTAAATTTAATTTTGCTTTTTGCTGCTCAATATGCTTTAAGTTGATATAGTCCATGCACACATTAATATATAAATTAATCTCATCAGTTGTCAAATCAGGCTTGTCCCACACGCATCTTACAAACTCAGCCTCAAACAATTCTCTGTCTTCCAGCGAAGGGTAATTGTTAATTACCTGCATAAACCTTGGGCTAGCTAAAGAGTTCATTAGAACTTCTACGCATTTTCTGTCCTGCATTATTAATTTGTTTTCATCTAGGGTTTTTCCCGCAAAGTCATTAATTTTTTTAATTGATCTAGACATTGCCTTGGGTGGACTGTACTTTAGCCCAATGGCGTTCTCATCAGCCCTCACAAAGTCAGGATGATAGTTTTTAACGTAATCGGCGACAACTCGTTGCTCTTTTGAAAGTTTTTTGATTTCCCGACCTGGCCAAAGCAACTCCGCTAGTTGAATGCTGCTCATATTTTGTCCTGCGTGAGAATCCAAGAATTCTTTCTCTTCGTCCGTTAAGACAATATCGTCAACTTTTCTATGAACGGTTGTTTCGTAGTTTAGCCCTTGCTCAACCATAAACTTTCTTATCGCTCTTCCAATCTTACTTCGTCCGTCAAGAGCTTCATCCTTAGAGACCATTTGAGTTAAGCGAGTTAAATCAGATATAGCTTTATAATTATTTCTAATAAGCTGTTTTTGTTCTTCGGTTAAATTAGTCATTGATAATTATAATATCTTTTTGCTGAATAACAACTACGGCCTTTTCTTTAAACATCTTTTTTAAATTTTTGATTTGCTTATAACCAGCTTTTCTGTTTTTTTCATTAGTAGTATATCCGAGCTTTTTTGCCACTTCGTCTTCTGGCAAGTTCTTTACGAACAAATCTTCATAAACTTCATAATGTTTTTTGGTTAATATTAATTTCATCTCTATATGCAACTTGCCAATAGAGTTCATCAAATCGAATTCTCTAGAAGCTATCGAAAAAACTTCTTGATGATGGTTTTCTAAAGCAAGCGGCAACTTTATATCATATGCATGCTTTTTTCCTTTTTCCCATTTGGCGTATAGTTTACATTCATTACACTGTGTTCCACTAGGAGTAAAAGCGCACAGGCTTCCGTGTACCGACTCTTGTTGGTGCGATTGATTGAAGGGACAGTTTAAGCATGGGCGCGCAAAGTTGCTGTAATGATTCCGTAAAATATTTTTTAATTGATTGGATATAATCTTATTAACCCAAGGCTCAAGCTGTCGTTTTTGGTCCCATTGGTCCCACTTTTTAAAAATGTGAAACCTTATGATTTGCTCTACGTCTTGAAAATCAAACCAAGCTACCGCATTCAGATGCCATTTATGTTTTCTTTTTTGAAGCTCTTTATTGAT